TCTTCGTCTTTGAATGTAAGTTCTAGTGTGAATGTATCCCCCTTGCGACAGGTGATGTCTACTCTTGATGCTATGTCTAAGTTTACGCTGGTTGCCATATTGCAAATTTACTAAATCATTGATTACTAAGAAGTTAGCATGTCAGTCAAATCGTCCTCTTCATCTAGCTCTTCACGCTTGCCTTGTCTTTGAGAAATCATTTTAGATTGCTCTACGGCCTGCTTCTTAATTCTTTTGTCTTTTCTATCTTCTTTAGATTCTTCCATCTCTTTTCTAAAATCCATATCAGCTTGCTTTATCCCCATTGAGGATTCTACTTTAACTGTTTCTAGCTGACCTTTAAGCTGGTATTCTAGTTGCAATAAACTAGCATCAGCTTGTGCTTTTGCTTGGATTTCAGCAATCTTAGCTTGAGCTTGGGCTTGAATTTCAGCCATTTTACCTTGAGATGTAGCTTGAGCGGTAGCTTGATTCATCTGAGCTTGCATCTGTGAGTTCTGCTGTGCAATTTGCTGCTGTTGGCGCATACGTTTTTTGCGTCTTATAATCAGCAAGCGCTCGGCTTGATCTACGTCTTTTAACTGACGAACAGCAATAGCATCTTCTAAATCAATCTCTTTTTGACCTAGCGCAATCTGAATATTTTGTTCTAGATAAGCCTTTTCAGTCTCATCCATTTCCGTCTGCACTTTTACTCCAAAATTGTACATTGGCAAGTCGCCAAACGAAGAAAGAACATTCATATTTGATTTTCCAATAGCACGCTCGTAGGCTTTAAACAACACAGATTGTTTAGGTAAAATCTGTAGACACTTCACGATGTCTTCACATACTCTTGAATACAAATAGATTGATGCATTCGTGATATCGTATATGGCATTATTACCAGCCGCTAAAGCTTGCTGACGTACACCTACAAGCTGTTCTCCTTTTGGAGATGTGCCGTCCATTACCTCATTAATACCCGTTGTATCACGGATAAGACGGAGATTATGGTTGTAAATAGCAATAAGCTCGTTGATATTCCTAATGCTATTGTCCAAAGAGCGAATTGGAGGGTTCTGGAATCCACCTTCTGGATTCTTTGAGCGATAGTAGAATACACCTGTTTGTTCATAGATGTCTTGAATGTCTAATGGTTGTAGTTCTCCTCCACGGCCTAGTTGTACATTCTCTAAACCTTCAATGTCTACAATCAGTCCATCAGGCTTGGCCTTAGCAATAGATTGCTGTAGCTTTAGGTGAGAAAGCTGTAGTTGGTCGGCAAATCCAATAATAGAGCCAACTAACGATTTAGGCATCATTCTCCGTAAGTTTGTAGAAACTACTGAGTACGATAGTCTTGCACGTGTTAAGTCTTCTGCGTTTTTAGGGACATTTTTCTTTTGACCGTAATTAAACATATGATCTGTACCTACAATGTAACTACCTCCGAATACTGTCTGCACATTCATAGCTCTCGGCTTTCGGTCATACACAGATTCTTTTGGTGGAGAATATTCAAATCCTTTATAGTAAAAACCTTTGTTTCCAAAGCGAGATTCTTTTTCTTCAAACATCATATCGTCTGTAGAAAGGAATTCAAAGTCCATAATCTCTACTATAAACTCATCGTATCCGTATGTAGTACGATCTAGCGTTTCATCATAGTATTTGTAAGAAAGTTTATCTGCACGGTTCTGATACTTGTTCTTTACCTTTTGAGCAATCTTTTCATAGTCTTCTTCTGTAAGCTCATCACGAGCAATACGTTTAAGCTCAGAGATGCTAATCTTTTTGACGTGTCCTGCATATATGAGGTCGCTAAACGTAGGGTCTTCGGTGTAGCTATGGAAGAAGTATGCTGGGTCGATGTACTCTTCTGTGATTCCATAGTTCGGGTCGTTGTTGCGCTTGATGACACCCATGCCACAAATAACCAAATCGTTTACCGCTCTTCGGTATACACGTTGGTCAAAGTCGTTCCATTCAAGCGTAATATTTGTACCAACCTGGGCAGCAATCTCTGCGGCAGTCTTGATGTTGGTATCCATAAATATTTCAGCTTCTTCCGCAGTTTCAGGTACACTATTTATATCTACTTTAGTATCTACACCTTTCTGCGCTAGGGCGTTTAGAAGCTCACGGTTTTTAACCTCAAACATTTTTTCTGCACGCTTGCGATCTTTTTCTGTTTGAGATAGGGGGTCTAATGCCCTTACGTTAGGATAGGGCTTTTTAGACAAAATATTGTTTACGACAATCTTTACAAACTTTGGTACAATTGGTACAGGAGACCAGTCTAGATTCAACAGCGTTCCATCACCATTGTTAGGGTCTAAAGAGTTCAAAATCTGTTTGTAGATAGAGGTGTCTTGTGTACCGTTTGCGTAGTCTCGGTTGGTTTCAAAGTCTTTTAATCTTCTTCTGAATAAGCTGCGCTCATCGTCAGCTTGTCCCCATTGTTTCTCAATAGCTTTGGCATATTTCAAGCCATAAGCTTTATTTAGCTTAGATGCATAGTGTGAGAATGGGTCAGGGAAATTACCGTATTTCCCCTTGTCGTTGTCGTTATTGTACATAGCGTTTCGCAGAATACTTCCTTGCAAATATACGAAATTAAAGCACTGCGAATCAGCGTCTTATCTCCTTGGTATATCTGCGAAAAAAACGCTTGTCGTCAAAGTTGGACTTAGCCTTTTCGGTCTTTACTTTTTGAGCTGCAAGTAACGCTAATCCAGAGCTAATGGTAAGGTCAAACTTAGTCCGATTATCTATCTTATATCCAATCCAATCCTCTAATGTTCTGTTAAGATACATCTTACCCATCTCACCTGTTTCAGAGTTAATGCCTACGTGTTCTTCTATAAACGCTTCAATGGCGTGGGCGTGAGCTTGAATAACGTCTTGAGAGTTAGAAGGGATACCACGAGTCTTGACATTTGCTGATCCTGGAGTTTTCAGGTGTTCTGGACGCTTCATCACATACTCCTCGTAACCCCTTGATTCAAAGTATCTTACGATGCCGTACTTGTTGTTCTCTATTAAAAGTGGATATCCGTAAAAAACTGCAGCCATCAATACGTCTTCGTAGAATATACGTGCTAGGGGTGGTCTAGACGCATATTCAGCAACAAACATATTTGGCGGTGCGGCCATACTAAACTTATTGTACATGTGACAAGCCCCTTTAGACCCACGATTATCAGTAGTAGAGTCTAAATCGTAGCTATCCACCCCGCCTACTCCGATGTGATCATTAGCAGGATATTTTTTGTTGTACTTAATTACGTACTTATTGCGGTCTTCAGGCTTTGGCATCCAAGCAATTCTCCAACGACCGTCTTTATTTGGGCTAAAGACAACCTCCTTGTCATTTATCCCGTCTTTCCAAGAAAAGTTTCCACGAACAACGGGGTTGGGATACAACTCTTGGTTGTATTCTATCTGCTCGTAGATTTTTCCAATATTAAATGTAGAGCCTTCAATACTGTCTCGCATTGCTTCTTCTACGCTGAATGGAAACTGTCTGATAAATTCGTTTAGCTCCCTCGCATCATGCTTCAGCGCCTCCCTTTCATTCTTGAGATATGTCTTTGCACCGATATTTACGAAGTCCCCATCAATCGTTTTAACAGGTTTTTCAGGGTCTTCCACAATAGGGTTTCCATACTCATCAAAGAACCCTTCAAGTGCTTCGTATGCAGGAATAAAAAGTCTATATAGTCCTGTCTTCGTCCTTCCATTGGCGTTTCTATCTTCAGGGTCTGAGTCCCTCCATATTTCTTTATACTGATTACCGCCCTTGTCCATAGGATTTACAGTGGACCCTACTAGAGCTTTTCCGATTATCTTTCTACCTACAATAAGACAAGTACGTTCAATACGCCACGCTTCTCGTATATCGGTGGGTTTTTCCCATTTACCTGCCTCATCTAAGTATAGGATGTGCAGTTTCTCCCCATCGTATGCGTTGTTAGTAGTGTTTTTCCAGTTAATGATTGTATTAAGTGCCTCACCTCTACTAGATGTTTTATTGTTTTTTGTGATACGCTTACTAGGCTCACGGAATGCAAGCTCCATACGTGGGTTGGTAGTACCATCCTGAATAGGTTTGAAGAAGAATGGGTAGGACTGAAACATAGGCACTACCTTTTTCATAAAGATGTTTTCCTGTGCATCCTTACCCGTCTTAGACTGTATACCCAACAGCTTGTCTTTTACCTGTGTTCCCTCGTCAACTAGTATGGCAGCAGACATATTTGTGTATCCGGAACGTCTACACTTTGTGTACATTTGACCTATAGATCTTGGGTCAGCCTCACACGCTGCGAAGTGAATAAACAGCCTACGCTGGAACTCTAAGTAGTCGGCATAGCCAATGTCCATCTTGCTCCACTGAAGCATCATATAGTGTCGCCCTGTAATGTAGATACGCTCACCATTATTCCAGAACCAAACACCTTCACGCCTGCGCTTAAACTCCTGCTCGATATACGGAGAAAAGCGTTTTTTGAATTCGGAAGGCATTTCATACCACTCATCCATACTACGAATCCTACGCAGCTCTTCTGGCACAGGAAGTCTTCTCCACATTTGCAGATGTACAGGCCTTTCATTGTTGAGTATGTATTCGTCTTTTGGAGCTTTGGGAAGCTGAATATTAAGCCCACCGATTTCAATGACCTCTCCATCTGTATCGTTGGGACATATGTTGACAACGTACTCATCATACCCTTTAACTTTTTTAAGTCCCGCCATTTCATTATATTTATGTATATTTACATTAAATTAACATTACAGCTTATGAGAGTATTACTAGCAATCTGTGCTGTGTGTTTGTTATCATCTTGTGCTTCTTCTAGCACGAGTGTGGCAGCTCAATCTTGCGTTTTGGAGAACTGTGAAATTGCTGCCGTACACTCACACACTAGTTATTGGGCAAGTTACTAAAAATCCCAATAGAGGAAAATTTGACTACTTTGAGAATCGCTCTGCGAATCCTCCAGAGTAGTCTTTTTCTTCCTCAATTCCCCCTGTCTCTTTGAGTTCTCTGACCATTTGCTCGAGGCGTTGGTACTCGATGAGTAATTCTTTGGCATCTGTTGCTGTTTGTTTAATACTTTGTAGTTCAGCCTTACGCTGTGATCCAGACAGTTCTGCATCTACAGGTTTTCTGATTTCATCAATCATATTATTGATGGCTATCTCCATAGAAGCTAGTAGTCTAGTAGAGGCCTCAACAGTAGTGAATTTACTTTTCTTCCTTGACATAGACTAATTCTGTTGTTCTCATACGATAGACCTTAGTTCCGTCCATAAGCTCCATCTCGTATTCTGAATTTTTCGTGTAACCCACCATATCACCAGGCTTCGCTCCAATCCATTCTGAATCCGGGGGTAAGCACAGAAGCTGTCCCTCCAGTTCAGGTTCTTTGGCGAGGCTAAGAACAATGCCAGAAGCACTTGTTTCCTCTTTCGGTTTATCGGGTGGTAAGACAAAACACCAATCGCCAAGCATAGTAATATCACCATCTTTATCTTCGTATGCGATAGCGTGGTTGCCATATCCTCCCAGGGAGTCATAATTAACCAGGTATGTGTCTTCTCCAAGGTCATATACTTTTTCCATTACTACGTGGTGATGGAAGTAAAGCGTGCCACCTTCACAATTGTCTAAAGGGCAATTTTTAGGACAGCCTAAAATCTCCCCATAATTGAACCTATGTTCAAACTCGTTAAACTTGGTTACAAGCTTTAAAGTTGTCTCATCGGACAACTTTATCTCGTCTTTAAACTTCTTGGGTAGTTTTACTAGGAACTGATGCAACGGCTTCATATCAGTCAAAGTTTAGATCGTACTCTAGAATACAAGGCATATCATCTATAGACTTCCATAGCATAGTACCTTCTTCATTCTCAATGTAAATGAGATACCGTTTTTTAGAGAACTTGTGTAAATGCGCCTCGTCTTCAGCAATTGCGACTACTTTTCCTGAACCTGCTCGCATACCTACATAGTATGCCATAGCGTCTTTCGGGTCACGCCCGATGATAATTTTTCTAATCATTTTAATTTAATTATAAAGAAACTAGGATTTAGTTTATGTCCCCGTCTCTTCGTGATAAGTTAATCCAATAATCTATGCTTGATGGATTCGGTTTTTCTTCTTCTTCCACTTGCATGCGGTACGCCTCTACACAGTATGATAGCATATCGTCTAGCTCGTCCTCATCAGCTACAGAGAATGACGATAACAGACTCATGTTAGCACGCTCGGCTCCGTCTTCATCAACATAGGAGTTGTCTATATCTACAAACCCAATGGCTAGGCACGATAAAAACTCGCTCTCAAGCCCGTGTTTCTTTACTACCTCGTTAATAGCTAGCAATAGATCTTGAATTTCTAGAATACAGTCTTTTTGTTTTTCAGTCATTAGTCAAGTTTAGTTAAAATAAATGTAGATGTAGTTAGCATTGAAGCACCTCCGCCCGAATTTCTAATAGTATAGTAAAGATCAGTATCTACATCAACGTGACGAA